ATGCATTGTCAAAGCTACGCCCACGCATCAGAGCCAGTGTTGCTACTTCTATGTTACCTGCTTTTAGTCCTGTATCAACAGCACCACGCCCTAGATGTTTAATCAGTACGTCTAACACAGGTAGCGCCCAAGGCTGAGCCTTCTCTTCAAGTGTACCTGGTAGAAAGCCTATGTCTTTACCTACAGCTACGTGTGGCCTAGTGATAACAATCTTGTCAATCTCTTTTAGAGTATACAAGTCTGCTGCACAGGTTGCTGTAACGTAGGTCTTACCAGTACCAGCAGGGCCAAGTATCAGCACTTGTTTGCTACTAGCAATGGCACTGATTAGCTTGGCTTGATTGTCCGTCTTAGGCACAATGCCAGAGGTAGGCTTAGAAGAGGCTCCTTTGTAAGTTGTCTTGCGGCGTGTGCGTGTAGGTTTCTTCAGTGGTTCGATGTTATTCATAGTGTTCCTTTAAGTATGTAAGAGCTTTTCCTACGCCTTCTAAATCATCTCCTAGTTGTCCTATACCTAGATTACACATCTCACATAACCACCCTCTAAACTTCAGTGTATTATGGTCGTGATCTACTACTAAACCTCTACGTCCTTTAGGGTGTTTACCGCAGCTATCACATATGTCTGTCTTTAAGTGAGCATTCTCAAAGCGTAACTTTTTTGTTACCTTTCCTGCCTCTTTTATGCAAAGCTTACACACAGTATTATATCCATCTATGGAGTGATTGTGCAAATTATAAGCTTCAAGCTTCTTCTTTTCTTTACACCAGAGGCACTGTCTACCATGCGGGTCTAAAGTTGAGTTTACTAAGGCGTTAAACATCTCTAACTGCATCAAGCCTCCTTTGGTAGTTTCAAACAAAAAGTTGTTACTTTGTCAGTGTCCTGGGTTCTGTTGCTTAATAACAACTCTTTCAAGCCTTCTGCTACTTTTTCACAGCGCTCATACGTATTATACAAGTATGGGCTGCTCAGAGCAGTATACATGCCATTGCTAGTCATTATGTACACCAGAACCCAAGCCATTACAGTGCGTCCTGTACTGGTAGTAAGCCTTGTACAAAGGTCATACCTGCGTCAACTACGGGTATTACTACATCTAGTATCACACCGTAACCGACTAACGTTATCATAAGAAACTCAATCATCTATATCTCCTTTCAGAAGTTTTCTAAGTTCTTCATAACCACCTATGTGATTACCTTTTCCATCCCACACTTGGGGTACAGTTGTTATACTCGCTTTTCTAAACAAGTCAAGTACCCATTTGCTATCATCAAGAGAAAAGTAATTAGCTACTCCTCTTGATGTCTTAATGAGATCCATAGCTTTGTCGCAGTAGGTGCAGCCTTGCCGCCCTACCACTGTGTATATTGCTATGTTCATACTAAGTCTACAATCTCACATGAGTCACCAGAGCAAGCTAATGTCTGACTACCTGATGTGTTATCTTCATTCTCATACTCTGAGAGCTTAGACCAATCAATAGACTTAGGCATGAGTGACTTGAGTGTTTCATAGTCATTCTTACCACAGTCCTGATACGGAGCTTGTTGGTAGGTATGCTCATTGAAGGGCAAGAAGCTTACGCCACTCATCTCATCAAAGTGCTCGTATACAAACGCACCTACTTCAAACCACTCTGAGTTTTTAACATTGATAGTAACGCTAGGCTTGTGCTCACACCAGTGTCGCTGGTAAGCTAACCACATTTCAAGCTGCTCAATGGCTGGCGTATCAGCAGTAACTACTGCACCCTTTGGGGCTTTCATTGGGAAGCTAAACACGGTAGTCTGCTCTGGCTTGAATACATCAGGCTCACTAGGGATACCTTGATCCTGCATAAACTGCGTTAGGGGGTCTTTGTTGTCTCCTCTGACAGTTCTAATATAGTAATGGGAGTGCCTTGCGTGTATCCCACTGGAGGAGTCAACCAACTGCGAAACGGTTCCGGAGGGTTTGTTACAGCTAATAGCAGTACTACGAGGAATACCAAGCTTATCAGCATACTCACTATTAGTGTCCACAGCAATTCCTTTAAGGTGGGCAAGGGTCTTCTCCAATCCTTTATTCTTTAATGTCATCAATGGGTTATCCATAACACCTGTAAGTGACACGCCTAGTAGACGCTCTTCTTCTGTGTTATTCTTCCACTGCTTACGTAGGTAGGGGAACTTAGTAAAGGTTGATTGTATAGTACCAAGTATGGTAGCTAAGCGTACCTTCTCTGATAGAGAATCAATATCATCAGTTGCACGTACAACTACTTCCGTTAAGTTGCAAAATTGCAACGGTCTTAAAATTATCTCGCTGCACGGGTTGGTTCCGAACTCATAGTTAGGGTCACGTCTACCGTTCTTAGCTGCTTGCTTCTTAGAAGCCTGGCGATTAAAGATACCACGTTCACCTGAGCCTGACTCAACTAGAGCCATCCACTCACGCATGAATGACAGACTGTCAGGCTTCTCAGTGTAGCTTACAGAGTTGTTAGCTAAAGCACGTTGAGGATTGTTGTCCCACCATGAGCCTGACTTAGCGTGACGCATACGGTCATCAGATAAATTACTCAATGAAATCATAGCACTACGCCGAACACCACCTACTACAACTACCTCTCCAATCTTACACATGATGTCGTGACACTCAATAGAGGATAGCTTTCGTTCTTGTGCATCCTTGAATGTCTTGATAACAAAGTTGAATAGGTCTACCAATGGCGCTGGGCCACTAGCTCTACCACCAAACGTCTTAAGCGGAGCACCTGCTGGGCGTACTTTAGAAACATCCCACGTTGGGATCTCACCACTATATAGGAGTGCAATTAATTGACGCAGAGACTTAGCCCACCCCTCCTTACTGTCACGGACGACGATATTAGTCTCACTCTCGAAGAGTTGAGGCACATCTGGGAGCTTACTGACGGACTGCCTCTCTACACTAAAGCCCACGCCAGTACCACAGAGGAGGATAAACATAGCCTCATCGAAGGACTTAAGGTCATCTACGGCTAGGTAGCTACAGTTATACATACAGGTATTGTCACGATCAGCAGCAGGGCCAGCAGTCATAAGGCTACGCATAGAAGGCATTACTTCTAGTCCCAGTATAGCTTGCTCTAGTTTATACTTAGTTGTTTGATCTACAAGATCACGGATCACGTTCACAGAGAAACGTGTTACTGTATCATCCCAAGACTCACGCCCATCACCTTCGTAGTACTTGGCGTAGCGTGACTTGTGGATAAACGATTGGTAGTCTGTTGGTAGGTGGTTGTTGTTCATTTCTCTTTGACCTCTATATTTTCTACAATTAAGCCATCTACATCGTATAGCAAGGCTTGTATAACATCTGCAACTGCAACTTCATTTAATCCATCTATAGGTAGAAAGTTCTCCTCTGGATCAACCTTAATTGTTACACTGACATGGAACTTCATAGTATTACCTTTTATCTCCGCTGCCTTTAATGACACCACGTTTAGCACGATCATTAAGCTTAGCCATATTCATCTCCATAATAGCATTAAGGTTACTGTCAAAGTAGTTAGCTATTACAGTAGCGTAGAACACTATATCTCCACATTCATAAAGGATGCCTTCTATGTCTAAAGTTCCATCTCTTAAGCTACGTTGCATCTTACCGTGTAGCTCACCTACTTCTGAACAAATACCGTGCATGTTTTCATGTAACCTCACTTCTGGTGGTGATACTATCATACTCTCTGCCCAGTAAGAGTAATCCATAGGGTCCGTAGTAAAACCTCTAGGTTTGTCTGTTTCGTGAATCATTTATGTACCTCGCTCATAGTTTCTATCATTCTGTTTAAGTAGTATTGTGCCTTCTTCATATCTTCTACTGGTTTATTCTTATACCTGTACCTGTGTTGATACTTAATCATATTACCTTGACAGTATGCTATAAAACCTTCCTTACCTAGTACCTGCTTGATGTAGTCAATACACTCTACGCCACCTAAGTTGTAGTGCGCTGGGCGGTTTACAGGATCATAGGCGTCTTCCTCGTCTGGTTTATTCATACTAGCAGTTTCCTTCTGTCTTAGTCCACTTATCTATTGTGTAAACGTTACCTACTTTAGTCACGCTTACACTCTTATCAGGCAATGCTTCGTCCATGTCAATACCCATAAGCTCATTTCTACGCTCTTCTACTATTTCATACACTTCAGGAAACTCTTCTGCTACAGAGAGAAAAGCAGACATCATAGTTACTACATCTAGCATGTGAGCCTTGATCCTCTTTGGTACGTCACCCTCTGGATGTACAATCATAGAGGTGTTTATCTCACCTTGCCAATCATCTCCATCTTCCCAGTTAATAGCACGTATGATTAGTGCCATCTCACCAGGGGCTAGGTCTGTCTTTGGTTTATCACTCATTTGTTTCTCCTCTTCACTTTAAGTGGTATCCTATCTACTCTGATAGGCTTACCTCTTTCCTTAAGCCACTCTTTAGGAATAACTCTATGCGCCCATAGTATGTTATTTTTGTCACACCACTCAAAGTACCTAGACTTAGCACCTTTGTACAGCTTACCTTTAGCGTTGCTGAATACAAACCGTATGTCTAGCTCTGGGTGCTGCTTCTGTATCTCTAGGTGTTTGCGTCTGTCTTCGCTATCAAAGATACCTTTTGATTCTATTATGATACCGTTGTCTAGTACAAAGTCAGGTGTATAAGTTCTATACCTTAAGTCTTCCCACTCAATCTTTAGAGCCTCGTACCTAACTTTCTTTTGGCAGTCTTTAAGTATCGCAGCGATGTTCTTCTCTAAGCCACTGCGGTACTTACCTTTATTATGGAACTTCAACGTGTACGTAGTCTACCATTGGTGGTTCCTTAGCCTTAGACATTACAGAGGGAAGAGTCTGTAACTCAGGCCAGCAACGCTTCTTGTAATCACAGAAGCCACACATCTTGTTGAGCTTTATGTTACCAGTAAGTTTAGTGCGGAATGTCTCAGGCTCTGCCTCAAAGCAACGCTTAAAAGGTTTGTCTTCCTCAATGTAAGCTACTGTATCCTTCATCTCATCTAAGACTTTATCTTTATCTACGTTAGCTGCTGAGACATACTTGAACTCACCATTGACCTTATTGACAACCCACCAGCCACCTACAGGAGCGCCTTCTGCTTCTGCATAGCCTACAAGCTGTGGTATGTATCCAAACCCATCACCAGAGTTAAGAGCTTCAAAGCTAGAGAACTTATTAGTGTAGGACCAAGGAGAGGCAGACTTAACGTCATCTACCTTACCGTCTAGCTTCATGTCGTACTCACCATTGATCTTACGCCCATCTAAGTCAAGCGTAACCTTTGCATTGTCCTCAAAGTCAACGTCAGCACCACGTAGTAAGCCTTTAAACACAGCCTCTACAATGTCACCAATCATCATCATCATTAAGAAGCGTGGCGGGAAAGCTTCCTTATACTCTGGCTCATTCTTATCAAACCAAAGCTGACAAGTAGGACGCCCAATGTTGGACATCCTTAGTCTAAATGCATCTCGTGGACCACCATTGAATTGCTTATTCATAGCATCACCAACATCAGACATAACCTTATCAATTATGCTTTGATCCATACCTTTTTTACCAGCAAGAACAGAGTTCATGTAGGTGTGAAGGGATAGCTCTGCTGGGTGATCCATCATTAAAAGTCCTCTACGTCAACAATAGA